CAGGAATAATCAATATGTTTGGGGGAACTGTTAACACTAACGGGGGAGTGTGGCCTTGCGGTAATTCCGTCATAAACATGTATAATGGTACTTTAGATACTAATGGAGTAGCAATATATCATGGAGGTGGTGGTACTTCGCCAGCTACCAATATGACTAGCACAATAAACATTTCTGGTGGTTTAATAAATGCTACTCAACTCTCTTTAGGTATAGGACAGTTAAGCGGAGCCAATACAGTTACAAATCTAGTTAGCGGTACATTATCTGTTACAGATGTTAATGATAACGGTAGACCAAATAACAGAAATACTTTTTATTTTGATGGTGGCATACTTAATATTAGACTTACTTCTACTTTCCCTACTCTTAGTGCTGTTGTAAGATCTGGTGGAGCAATTCTAGATATTAATGGAACAGTTACAACATCAAGTATATTTTCAGATGGTGGAGGTGGTGGAGGATTTACAAAGATAGGGGCTGGTACATTTGGGTTTAATGCAATTAACACATATACTGGAACTACTAACGTATCAGCTGGTACATTAAGAGTTTCCAAAAAGATAAGCGGAACAGGATCTGATGCAAGTTTCAGTCAAGCTAATTTCACTCCAACTACGCTAACAGTTACTTTTGTTTCTGGAACTCCACCATCTGTTGGAAATACATATAAGTTGTTTTCTGGAGCTACTCAACAAACATACGGTTCGGTTACTCTAGTAAACTATAGCGGAACAGCTTCTTATAACTCAGCGGATTCTACTTTAACAATTAATACATAATATGATTATTCAACCAAACGAAGAAGGCTGGAGTTTCAGCGGAGAATTACAAGAAGATCAATTTTGTTTTGTGTATAAAGAAAGCACCAGAATTTTTTACGGCAAATCAAATATATCTACTACAGACACTTTGTTTATTGGAACTAAAGAAGAATGTGAGGAAGAGATGGTTAGATTAGGGATACCGATTGTATATAGACTTATTAGTGAAAATTCTAATGTATTGTTCTTTGGACCTAAAATTGATAGCGATGTTTATGAAGGAAATGAGTTCTTAGGAACAAAAGAAGAATGCGAAGAAGAAATCAACAGGCTGAGTGTGGAATCTATCAATAATGTGCCTTATAAATTAATTTATGATGAAAATTTAGTGATATTGTTTTTTGGACTAGAAAGCGAAAATACAGAGGTTCAAGGAGCTGAATTTATAGGTTTAAAAGAAGAATGTGAAACTGAAATTATAAGACTTAATTTATCTTATACTCAACTAGAACCAACACAAGAATAAGTATATATCATCATGAGTTTCTTTCCAACCACATTACCTTTGCTTTCTGCTGGTTCTACGCAGTTACAAAATAAAACTTCTAGCTATGCAGATCTAGCTCGCAGGACTCGAGTTTTAATGGGGGAGCCTCTAGTTAACGTAGAAATAGCAGACGAGCAAATTTATCTCAATATTGACTTAGCTATCGAGTACTTTACTAAGTATGCTGGATACACAGAAGAGTATTTACTTTTTGATTCTAGAAAATATACTCCAGGATTAGGAATGAGAGTAGACACTTTAATTAATAGTACTCAAGAGTTGTATACTACTAACTCTCAAGGACTTTCTGGTGGATATGATTACGATATGGATAGCTATCGTAAAGTGCTAAATTGTTTCTCTTTTGATTACGGCGAAACTACTGGTATTAATACTTTATTTACTTTAGAAACAGCCATGGCAAATCAAATTTATTCTTCCTATATGGTAGGTAATTTCGGATTTGATTTAGTAACTTGGGAAGTACTAAAAGGGTTCATTGATACTAGAAAGAAAGTTTTAGCCCAAACCCCAGAATTTAGATTTGATTCCAGAACTCAAATTTTAAGAATACTCCCAGAACCGTATGAATCTCATTCTTATCTAGGAGTGGTAGGATGTTACATTGAAAGGCCTATTAAAGATTTAGTTAAAGAAAGATGGATTCAAAGATATGTGTTAGCTCTTTCTAAACTAAGTGTAGCCAATGTTAGAGGCAAATACCCCAATACTGGATTATTCGGTGGAGGTGCTGTTAACTATCAAGACTTTCAACAACAAGGACTTCAAGAAAGAGATACTTTAGAAAAAGAATTAAAAGATCTAGGGGAAGATGTAAGCCCCCCTATGTTCTTTTTAGGATAATTTTTTTGTTAAATAATTTATATATTTTTAACAAAAAAACATAATGCAATTTTCAAATTCAAATTTTATTAGTTATGGTGGTACACCGGTAAAGCAAATATGGAGTAGTGATACTCTTGTTTGGAGTGCTTCTTCTTTTGGTTGGGTATTAAAAAACCTAGCATTTGGTCCTTGGAGTGAAATTGCTTATGGTCCCACAGACACTTTAGTAGCTGCAGGAGCTAATAGATATTCATATTCTACTAATAACGGAGACACGTGGTCCGTTCCTGTTTTTAACATTAATCCGACTGCTGGTTCAGAAACATATAATACTATTGCTTGGAATAATGATTTGTGGGTTATGGTTGAGGGACTAGCATATACACCATTCGGAACAACAAATTTTTATACTTCAGTCAATATTTTAACTGGATGGACTAGTTATACTTTAAATCCTATATTTTCTGCTATGCAGTTTTCTGATTGTCAGTATAGCTCGTTTCATGGCAGATATGTTGCAGTTGGTAGCAAGGATGGTAGAGTGACAGATGTAATGGCCGGAATGTATTCTACAGACGGCACAAATTGGCTTTCTGCAAATTATTTACAATATAATGGCACTCCGCTTTCTGACAGTTTTGGATTTGACGGTAACGTTGTTGAAGGATTTCAGATGCCAAATAATAGATTCGTTGCATGCGGTACAAGCGGGAACCATAAATTTGGGTATTCTGACAACGGAGGACAAACGTGGAGGCAAGGAGGATATACAGCTATTAATTCTCCTTTAGGTCAAAACTTGCAATCAGGACATCCATGGAAACAAGTTGCTTATGGCTATGACGGTAATGCTAATTTACCTTTGAGCGGTAGGTATGTTGCGGTTTCCGATAGCGGTTCCACTTCAACATACCAATTTGCATACTCCAATGACGGAATAGGTTGGTATGGAGTCTCGTATGCTTCTCCTGATTTAAAACGTAATTGGAACAGCGTCGTTTATGGAAATGGTTATTTTGTTGCATTAGGCGTGGGTTATCAAGCTTTATCAAAAGACGGTATAAATTGGGTTGCTTTTGCGAATGTGTCATCTACTGTTGGGATCAGTGACGTGACTATTGCTAATAACAGATTTGTTGCTGTAGTAAGCAACGATACAGTAAACAATGTGGGTTGTTCTACTGCTGATTTTATATTTTAATATAAAAATTGCAAAAGGATACTCAAAGTTCTTTTTAGGGTAATTTTTTTGTTAAATAAGTTTATGAACTTCAATGATACTGTTTTAGAAATTTTAGAAGAAGGTGCTAAGTGCACAGGTCCTACTAAAAAAAGATCTAGTGATCGAAGGGGTAAAAAATGGATGGCATGTGTTCGTCAACCTGATGGTTCTTACAAAAGAATTCATTGGGGTCAAAAGGGGGTTAAAGTAACTGGTAAATCTGGAAATACTAAACGCAAGAAAGCATTCCGAGCGAGACACAAATGTTCACAAGCAAAACCAGGCACACCTCAAGCTCAAGCATGTAAAGATTGGTAAAATGTTCCGTAAAAGAACTTCCAAATTTAAACAGGGAGTTTTTGTTTGTAAGAATAAAGACAAATATAAAGGTACTACACCTATCATATATAGAAGTAGTTACGAATTGTCTTTAATGAAGTGGCTGGATAATAATCCCTCTATTATATCTTGGGGGTCTGAAACTATTATTATTCCTTATCAAAATCCTATGACCGGAAGACTTCATAGATATTTTGTAGATTTTAATTTTACATTAAAATTAAAAGACGGAACTATTAAAAAATATTTGGTGGAAGTTAAACCCCACAATCAAACTCTCCCACCAAAACCTGGAAGAAATACCAAATCCCTTTTAAGACAACAAGCAGAATATGTGAAGAATCAATGTAAGTGGAAAAGTGCACAAGAATGGTGTAAAAAGAAATCTTATGAGTTCTGTGTCTTAACAGAAAAACATCTTTTTAACAAATAAATTAATTGTGTTTTAATCCGCCTTTACCGATAACAACTAAGGGTTTATTTTCTTTTAAAGGTTCTTCTTTAATTGTTTCTTGAGGAATTTCTTTGATTGTTGTTTTTTCTTCTTTAAGAACAGAACCTTTAGAAGCAATATTATAACAAAGAATTAATGAAACAGCCAAAGGATCAAACACGCAAACAATAACAATAATAAAAAGTTTAACAATAGTTTCTAATGGTAGCCCTAAAGATTCTGCAACGAATTTAAAGGTACCAATATCATGAATTTGGGTATCTTGTTTTTGAAGCTCTAAAACTTCACTGTCTTTCTTAAACTGTTCTTCTCTTAATTGTTCATTCTTAACGTTTACTTTTTCTAATTCTAAATTAGTTTTTTCGATAGCAGCGTAAGCTTGTTCACGAGGAACTTTATAATTACCAGCGTCTTGAACTCTTTGTTCTTGGGTCTTTCTAGCTTCATTTAAAATTTCAATTCGTTTATTGTTTTGTTCAATTTCTTTGGAGATAACACTTTTTTGTTCTTCTATTAAAGAAACTTGTTTTTCAATAGTTTCTAATTTCCCAGCATTGACTTGAAATCCAGAAGAAAGATAACCATAGATACCCATAGAAGTAATTCCCATGAGAATTAAAACAGCTCCAATCATATAGATTTTTAAAAACCAAACTGTTTTATTCCAATATCTATAAAGAAAAGAAGTAGCAATTAATTTACCCAATTCTAAAGAACCCGCCATAATCAAAACTTGAAGATAATGACCAGAGAATAAAGTAGCAATACCCAAGACAGAAAAATAAGCAGCGCATCCCGCTACGGTTAAAGCGGTTAAAAATAAGAGAATAGTGAACATCATAACTATTTATGGAAAATGACGACTTGTTAGATAAATAATAATACTAACATGGGACTTAAATTCTTAGTTGAAGACATCCACGAAGGCCTTGATTTCATGATCGAGGAGAAAAATCGTTTGGGAGAACAAAAACTCTACATCACCGGACCATTCTTAATGGCTGAACAAAAAAATCAAAATGGTAGAATTTATCGTTTAGATGAAATGGTCAGTGAGGTAAATCGTTATACTGAGGACATGATCAAATCTCGTAGAGCCATCGGAGAAATGAATCACCCACAATCTACGGAAGTTAATCCGGTTAATGCTTGCCACTTAGTCACTGAATTAAAACAAAACGGAAATTACTTCATGGGTAAATCCCAAGTCCTCAATACTCCTATGGGGTTACTTCTCAAGTCTTTAATTCAAGATAATGTTAAGATGGGTATCTCTTCTAGAGCTTTAGGTAACATTACAGAAACCGGAAGTGCTAAGAATGTTTCTAATTTCCATTTAATTTGTCTTGACGTAGTTCATCAACCTTCTGTTCAAAATGCTATGTTGGAATCTATCATGGAATCTAAAGAATGGATGATTCGTCCTGATGGATCTATTATTGAATGTGCTGGAAGAGCTTACAAAGAATTAAACGAAACTCTTCGCACTTACCCCAAACACGGTACAGATCAATTTCTCAAAGAAGCACTCTTAGGGTTTATTAATACACTCAAGGGGGGTAAATAAGATTTTATTATATGAACTCAGAAGTTAAAAACTCTATTCGTCAATTTATTGGTAACATTGCTAATAAAGATTATGCTGCTGCTCAAAACAGCCTACAACAAACTGTTGCAGAAAAAATTAAAAATAAAGTGCGTGAACACGTTAAAAACCAAGAAAAGTAACGCCAACTTAGATAAATAAATTTACAACTATGGACTTCAAGCAAATTCTTAAAGAACAATTCAAAGATCTCATCACCGAAGAAACCCTCTCTACAGTTCACGAAGCTTTCGAAGCAGCCGTGAATGAAAAGGCGGATCAAAAAGCCCAACTCCAAACTGAAGCCGCTCTCATCAAGATCGATGAAGAGCACACAGAAAAACTTCAACAATTGGTAGAAGCCATTGATACCGATCACTCTTCTAAACTATCTAAACTCGTAGAAGCTATTGATTTTGATCACACTCAAAAATTGAATAAGGTTCTTACTAAGATTGACGAAGACCACACTGATAAGCTTCAAAAGATCGTTGAGAAGTATGAAACTACTCTCAATGAAGAAGCTAAGACTTTCCAAGAAAGAATCGTAGAAGAAGTATCCAACTATATGGATCTCTATCTCGAAAAGACTGTTCCAACAAAACAAATCAACGAAGCGGTTGAAAATATCAAAGCTCAAAAGATGCTTAACCAAATTCGTCAGATTGTTGGAATTAATGAAGATTTCATCAACGGAGAAATTAAAGAAGCTCTTGTTGATGGTAAAAAAACAATCGATTCCCTCAAGAAGGAATTGAATGAAGCATTAGAAGCTAATACGGAATTGAATAGCAAATTCAATCAAGCCCATTCAGCTCTCTTGCTTGAACAAAAAATTAAAGACTTACCTGAGTCAGCTAAAGGTTATGTAACCAAGCTTCTCGGTGGCAAGTCTCCCGAATACATTTTGGAAAATTACCAATATGTTGTTGAGATGTTCGATAAGGAAATGACCGAACATGAAGAGAACGCTAGGGAGAAAGTTCAAAGACGGATAGTTGAGGCCGTTGATGTACCTTCAACCGAAAATCTTCATGAGTCGGAAATTTCTGTAGCACCCGCCAAAAACGAAAAGGGTGTTAGCGGATATCTGAATGAGATGAAGAAATTAGATGGCTCTAAGTTACACTTAAAGCACTAATTCTTTATACTCGCTTATTTCTTATAAAGGAGAAAAAAAATTATGGAACTTCTACACATCGATAAATCAAAGGCTGAAGCACTAGTTGAAAAATGGGCCCCAGTATTGGACTATTCTTCCAACAAAGTTGCTGGCATCTCTGATGAACGTGTACGCTTGAATACCGCCATGCTCTTGGAAAACCAAGAAAAATGGTGCTTTGA